TCGCCGGCTCTCATGCGACCTCCATCACGAGCGTTTCGATGGTGACGATGCCGTGAGCGGTTTCGCCATCAGGGTCGCGAAGGAAACGCATGGAGGACACGCGACAATCGGCAATATGGTAGCCACCTGCATCATGCAGGCGCTCGGCATGGATGGCGGTTCGGATCGCGCTGGCGATGGCCTTGGCGCCTGTCAGGCCAAGCTCGCGCTTCCAGATATGCAACGTCGAGAAGATCAGTTCGCCACGACGGGCTATGTCGCCATGTTCAACGGCCTGATCTTCACCGATGATGATGGAGGGATCGGGCGCGGGAAGCGCGTTCCTGTCGAGGATGTTTGCGACCGGCACGAGGGATGTCACACCAACGGTGGAAGACAACCGCGCCCGAATAGCTTTCTGAACGGCAAGGGCGGCGCTCATTTGCCCCACTCCTTTTTCACCGCGCGGCGGATAGCGTTCTTGATGGAAGCATTGGCGCGCTTCTGATGAAGCCTTACCGATGGCCAGAAGAACGGTTGAGCGTTCGCCTTCTGCGTCCCGTACTCGACGAGATGCGCGTATCTGACATCGGCATTGCCGACAGTGATGGCAACGGAAGTCTCTGGAACGACGGTGCGACCGCCCGGCTGCGAATAGGGGGGCGTCGAACTATCCGGTGGCGTGATGGCAATGCTGTCGATCAGATCGACTGTGTCACGTGGCGCAGCAGATTTCATCGTCCCGGCAATCGTCTCTGCCTGCCGAATAAGCGCCGGTTGAACGGCGCGGACCACCTCATCAGGAATATCTTGTAGCCGCTTTTGAAGCCTGCGAAGACCGCCATCGTCAGCCAAAGGTATAGCTCCTGTGGTTGGCGATGATCTGCTCGACGCCCATGGGCAGCGGCAGCGCCGTCACACCCACCAGCGTGGCCTCGCGGTTCTCGTAGAAGTGCGCACCGACCATAAGGATGGCTTGCTCGACGTCGGCCGGAAGCCCACCAGGGAACTCGTCTTCATCATGAAGATGCCTGCCGAGCATGGCCTCGATGTGCATATGATCCGCAAGCAGGCAGCGGGCGATAACCGCATCATCGGCGTCGTCCGTCACATTGCACTGAGCTTTCAGGTCATCGAGAATGAGCGGCATTGGCCAAACTCCATTTTAGTCAAGGCTTGTGCGTTTGCCCCCGCGCCGGTCCCCGCTAGAGGCCGAAAGTTCATGACCACCCCGGCCTTCCGTTGGTCGGTCCCCCTTGGGGCATCAACCGCCTGTCGTCGGTGCGACGCGGACGATGTTCGAGTTGATGGCGACCGAGGCGTTCATGCGGACGACGTTGTTCACCTCGCCAATCTCTTCGGCCGATGACATGACCTTGCCGACGAACATGCGTTCCGATGGCGTGCCACCAACTGGTGCATCGTTGAAGACGACACGGAATGCATAGTCGTGAATGGTCTTCTCTGCGGCGATAAGGGCAAGCTGACCGGGGTCGGTATAATCCACGTCAACCTGTAGCTCAGCGGTGCCACCGTTGCGGGTGCCCTTGAGCGTCTGACTACGGTTCGATCCGAAGTGGGCGGTCGTGATGCCTTCGGCTGTGTCACCTACCGTGCCGAGGGACACAACGCCCTTGACCTCTGTCCATTCGGAAGGGAAGTCAGCGGCAACGAAATCATCGTCCTTCATGGGCAGCACGCCGCCGATGTAGACCTTTGTGCCATTGGTGGCGAAGAAGGGCATGGCTCAGTTCCTTTTGTCCTTTGCCTGCTTCCAGCCGGAATGACATGGCGTGCAGAGCGACATGAAATTGGTCCGGTCCAGACGGCGATGAGGTGCCTTACGGATCGGTTCGATGTGATCGACGAGATTGGCCTTGGAGCCGCAGCGGCGGCAGGAGGGATAGGCAGCGAGATAGTCGGCTCGTGCCTTTTCCCATTCCCTGTCATAGCCACGGCAGCGAGCATTCGGCCTCTTGGCGTCATGCTTTGCCTTGCGCTCCGTCCTCGCCTGCATGGCCTTGCTGCAAAGAGCACCTGAAGCATGCGCCTTGCCGCAGTGTGAGCAGATGGACGGAGCGCGGGCGGGCATTACTCGCCAGTCCCCTTGAGGACCGCGATGGCCTCTTCCATGACCGGAGCACCACCGACGCGGCGACGGGCACGGATCTTCACGATGCCGTTGTCAGCGCCGGTGTAATCGTCGCGCATGGTCTGGATGCCGATGCGGTCCACGATCTGATAGCCGACATTGAAGTCACCGAAGGCGGCTGCGACGTTGCCGGCTGCGAGATCGGGCATATCGACCATTTCGTAGATCGGCCGGCCCAGAAGCGTGTTCGGCTGGCCTGTAGCGAGGCTGTCGCCCCAGATCATGCGCTGGGTGTTGTCCATCTGGCCACGGATCATCGCCATGGTCTTCCGGTTCATCGTCCATACCGCGTTGCGAGCATATTCGGTCGGCAATGCGTAGTAGAGAGCGATGAGGCTATCCACGATGCCGGTGCCGTCCGCTGCGGTCTCAACCGCCTCGTAGATATCGGGATCGTTCAGAAATCCCTCCGGCTTGCCGTTGCCGTCACCGACGACGAAGCTTGCCGCTTCCATCTTGGCGAACTCGCGGGCGATGTGATTGCGCAGGAAGCTTTCGAGATCGACGAAGCTGTCTTCGAGAAGCTGCTGGGAGATAGGGACAATGACGGCCTGTTCGTGAACGCTAATCTTCTGCTGATCGAAGGTCGGTTCCGAAGTCGGTCGGGGGCCGATTTCCGTCACCCAGCCAGGCTGGATATGCGTGGCCAGCTTCGGGATGATGACTTCCGTCGTCGAGATCGACATGATGTTCGCGATGGTACGCATCGGGGACAGTTCGGAGATCGACTGCAAGATGCGGGTCGAAAATTCCGGTGCCACGACATAGCCGCCGGCCGGGTTGGATCCGAGACGCAAGGTCTTCATCTCGATATCGCGGAGCGACTTGATTTCGTCCTCGTCGAGAGACTGGACGCCACCACGGACCCAAGATGCAAGCGCCTTCTTTTCGATCTCGCCATTATCCGCCTTTGGATCGGCGGCGGGGCGGTTGGCCTTTGCTTCGAGCTTGTCGAGGCGATCGGTTAGCTTCGACGTTTCAGATTTGTGCTCCGTCAGGTGGTGGAGCCCATCAGCGACCGACTCGCTGAGAGTTTTCATTTTGGTTTCGAGTTCGGCAATCTCTGCCATGTCAGTTTCCTTTCCGGCTGGTGCCGACTTCGTGTTGAGGATGATTGCCCGGCTGGATGCCGGTTCGCGCACGACGCTGATTTCCCGAAGATCGATCTCTTCGAGGGTGCGGACGCCATCAGGGCCGCGCGGTGCCCTCGTGGCGACAAAACCGATAGACAGGCCTTTGCTGCGACCGGATTTCACGGCCTGATAGGCATCGCGACCGCCTTTGCTGTTGAGATCGAACCGGCCTTTGACACGCAGGCCAAGTTCGTCCTCGACAACTTCCGTCCATTGCCCGATAGGCTCGCCACCGTGCTCGGACAGCATTTTCGGCAGCTTGGCGCTCAGGGACGATTTGAACGCTCCGGGCGATACGATGTCGTTCACCAGATCGGCAGGGACGCCGAACAGGGATGCATAACCGGCGATGGTGCCTTCGCCCGGGATGGTGACGGTGGCCTTGACCTCTATCTGCTCCATCAGGCGTCTCCCCGATGTGCGCGGCGGTCGGCAGCGAAGCCGTCAACCTGCTCCTGCACCCAATGGACGCGAAGCAGGCGAAGGACGTTCTTCGTGGTGAAAGGAACCGGCTCGCCTTCCTCGACAACTTCCCAGCGCTGGACGTGGGCAGCGAGGCAGTTCAGGCGGGCGCGCTCGCGCTGCTCGGCAGTGATCCGGCCTTCCGGGTCCGCGACCTCGGCAAGCTCGTCAGCGAGCGCCAGGCGGGCGCGGTGCGCAGTTTCACTATCGGGACCGACGATCCAAAGCTTGATGCCGGTTGGCTTGCCCTCGACGGGATCGACCAGTTCGAAGACCTTGCCACGATCCTGATCGCGGACGTTGTGAAGGATGTCCTCAAGCGTCATTGGTCGGCTTCCTTTCAACATCCTCATTTTGAGGAAGTTGCCTTCCGCCATCGGCGGGAACTGGTTTCGTCGGATTGATGTGTGGGTTGCCGAACTCGTCGCCGCCAGTGCGCGGCCCCATGCCCAGCCAGTCGCGGGCTTCGTTCCGGTTGATGACCTCGGACGAGATCAGCGACGACACGGCAGTCGCGCGGGCCGTCAGATCCACGTTGGTGAAATCGTCGCGGTCGAAGCGAATGCGCCAGTCATAGCGCTCGTCCTCCGAGAACAAGGCGCGGCGCATAGCTGCTTCAAGCGGACGCATCCAGAACTCAAGGCCAGCCAGCCATTCCTTCGCGGCCTGTTCGCCATTGGCCCAGGTCACACGCTCATGGTCGTAGAGAAGCTGCGGCGGGATGCGGAACGCACGGCAGATTTCGAGGATGGCGTGTTTCCACGTTTCGAGAAACTGCGCATCGACGCTGGTGAGAACCGTCTGCATCCATGTCGCACTGTCGAACAGGATGGCGGTGCGACCGCTGTTCTCCGGTCCTTCATGGGCAGCGCGCCAGCCCTTGAGCATCTTCTTGACGCCCTCGTCGCCCATGGCCTTCGGCGTGGAGATGATGCCGGAAGGACGAGCGCCGCGAGCAAAGAGGTTGCCGGCGTGGCGTTCCAGCTTGTGCGCTACGCCGATTGCACCGGCGGCGAGGGACAGCGGGCACCGCTCAAAGGGGCTGCGAAGATGGATGATGTCGGAATTGCCGACCGGACGGTTGCCGATCCGGTATGACGGTTCAAGGCGTCCGTCCGTTGAATAATCGATGGTGTAGGAGCCGGGAGCGTAGTGAATGACCTCGATCGGCTTGCCGTCGATCTTGTTCACTAGAGCGACCGCGCCCTCATTGCTCGTCAGGGCAGTGGCAACCAGATCGCGGATAAGCTGATAGGTCGAAGACCAGTCGTTCGGCTGATCAGCCAGAAGCTCAGCGACATGGTGATCCTTGTCCTGAACCCAATTGTCGCCATCGCGGCGCTCGACGAGAATGTCGAGGGAGGCGACGGAGCCGGAAAGAAGCGCGACGGCGCTGGCGACGGCAGGGACTTCGAACGCCTGCCGGCCGGTGACGGCATACTCAGCAACGACGCCACCGCCGAATAGCTCGAACATCCAATCTTCGGGAATGGACGTGCCTGACGGGGCTTTCGTCTCGATAGGCTCAGAACGGGAAAAGGGCCACATCTTCATGTGGCCCAATTTGCCCGCGCGCGCGAGAAAACCCTATTTGGAAGAATGGGTTAAAGTGGGTTTCGTTCAGAAGCAGCCGAAGCTGTTGCACGTACGGCTGAAGGAATTGCCATCCGAGTCCATTCCCCTTGTGAACGAGCTGTCGCCAATCCGCTGGGTCGTGGAATTCCAAGAATTGCCATCGGCGTCATAGCCTCTGGTGAATGTGCTGTTGCCAAGATGCTGGCTGTTCTGTGACCACGACGAGCCGGTGTTGCTGTTGTAGCCCCGCAAATTGGTGGTGTTGCCGTAGCGCTGAACAGAATAGCTGTTGCCTGAATTGTCAGAGCAACGCTGGTAGTTGCCGGTGCCATAGCATGCGGCATAGGACGAGGTCGTGACCGCCATAAGGGCGGCCGCTGCAAGCAAAATGCGCATTCGATTATCTCCGGTGGGAATAATCGCCCGTATCACGACTTTTACTTGCCTGCCACAGAATTCTTTGCTGCTCGAAAGAAATCGATAAGGTCTGTCTCTATTGCGCAATACCTACCACCTACTTGCCTCACAGGTGTATCAGGAAGATACGCAAGTTTGTCTCGAACGAAGTCTGGAGATGTGCCAATTCGAGACGCTATCGCAGATGCCGTCCAAATAATTCGAGGCGAACGTCCGCCTAAGGCGGATGTCATGGCGTCGAAGGCGCTGGCTGTCAGTTGTTTTGTCATGCTCACCTCAATGGAAATGCGGGCGGATCGGCTCGTCGCGAATGTCCACGTCTGTGGCCACTTCTTTGAACGCTTCGAGAACAAGCCGCTGATGTTCGTCGAGTATGGCGTTGCCAGACTTCACAGCCCGGTTCTCTCCGAGCAGGAAGCCGATGACGAGCGCGATGACGATGTAGACGAGCGTCATCATCGCTGCCTCGCATCATAGGCAGCGATCAGTCGGTCAAACGCAGCCATATGCCGATTGGCACTGTCGAGATGCCTCCGAGACATCCGGCTATGATAAAACATGCGGAAGACGTGGATAATGTTCATCATCATGCCGACCGCCTTTCTGCGAACATGTCATCGCCGCGCGAGTGCAGGAGAATGTGGTGACGCCGGCACAGCCACCGGACATCGAGCGGCTTTGAATAATCGTCGTGATGCCCGTCGATCCGCGTTTCGGCGTCGGTGCGACCGCAGACCTCGCAAGCGCCTTTGACCAGATCGCCACGGTTCAGGGCCTTGCCGACCTCGACATGCGCCAGATACCGCTTCGGATGTTTTCGACGCCAGTCAGCCTGACGGCCTTCGCTTTCTATCGTCATGCGACACCCCCGCTAGTTCGATCATCTTCGAGCGCGGGCACCCACCGGGCATTGATCCTGATGCAGTGGGAATGGATGAGAAATCGGAAGTCACCGAGTTCATCATCGGCGTCTGACGACAATATGCCGGCTTTCACCATCTGGTCGTGCGCCGATGATAGGGCACGATGCAAAATCCAATCGGCTTCCCTATTGGTTCTGGCCTTGGATAGCTGTTGAGCGATCTTCCGAGCATGCCCTGACCGTTTAAGAGCGGGGAACGGGATCACTGCGAAAGGTAGCTGCCACGACAGGAGCGGAGTATCGTCACGCTGCATCGGTCGTCCCTCCCATGGTAGTATTATATGTGGACCTGAGATGCGCCTGTGGATCATCAGAATTGGCCTT